AAAACAATTTTTTCATCATTAATTATCGAACTTGGGTTTCTTGGATTTTCTACTTGTGCTACATGATTAGCAGATAATTCAGTCATAATTATGTCATATGCTTGTCCTTCATGCACCCCGTTTTTTACCACGGGAGTATATCTATAACCCGCAGATAAACCTTTTTTACCACGGGCTTCAATTTGCTCCACGGCTTCTTTATCCCAAAGCACTATCGAACATGTTAAGTCTTTGCCATCAAAATTAATATCGCTTGATAATGTCCCAATAACATTATTTTTCGGTATATCATCAGCATAAACTACTAAGTGAGTATCTAGTAATGGCATGTCTTTAAATGTGTCTTTGGCTTTATCTATCTCGTCAGCAGGACGGTATAGTTTATATATTTGGTCGGCATCTAAGCCTAATGATTGATGGTTAGGTATTTCTCGCCCAAGGTATTCAAATACCCCAGCGGATGTGATAATACAATTCGCTATCCTTGTGAATTCGTTGTCGTCAGTTGTTCGTTGGCTATCGTTAGCAATGGTATGCTTCATATCAGCACTAACCACTTTTTCTAACACAGCCGTTGCATATGCATATTTATTACTGATGTTATTTTTTTCAGCCTGTAAAATAGCATTATCCCATATCTTCTCTAACTTTTCTACAGATATGTTTTTTTCTTTACTTATCTTTTCAATTAAATTATTTGGCATTTACCTTACTTTTTAACAAAAATAAATGCCTCATAATTTTTGGAGAAACTCGAACCGCTTCACAGCGTTTTGAGGCATTTGTATTAATATATCATAAAATCAATCAGTTGTCAAGTATTTTTATATTTCTATAATCGGTACGCTGTAACAATTGCAGTTTATCTTTTCAGCAGGTTGTATGTACTCACCATCAATATAACAACCTTCTTCAATATTATACACTTTGTTATTTGCTTTGAGGTGTGATTGCCTTGGTTCTTTACTTGCTGTGCTATGTTTCCACTTCGCTTTAGTAAAACCTAAGTCCAATTGCCTCGCTCTATTTATTACATTAGTAGAGTAGTCAAGTTGATTTTTAGCAATTGCTTTTACTCTTTTTTTACTTATTGTATTTATTCTTGATAATTCACTTTCTAAATAAGTAAAATCTCTACCTTTGTTTATCGCTTCAAACACCGCATCACTTATTTTTTGTTGATATTGATTAGGTATATTTGTAATTAAATCTATTTGCTGTTGTATTAAATTTTCATTAGCAATAACTAACCGTTTATTTTCTTTGCTAAAATTTACAGTTAGTTTTTCTGACAATAATTTTATATTACTATTATTCACTAATTTATTATGCTTATCTATTTGATTAATAAATTTATTAGCAATTAATGGGGCTTTTTTTTCAAATAATTGTACCCACTTTTTAAATAATTTTTTAATTAAATTATTAATAGTTTTGGGTGCTTTATCTAATGCTATTTTATGCTCTTGTTGCATATATTCTAATTTAATATTAATGAATACATCTTCAATCATCATATCAATTAATCGTTGTAATGATCGTTTGTACTCAAGCCCAATGCTATTATTTGGCTTGATTGCTTTTAATTCTATGATTTTACTCATTGTCTTCAATTTCAATGTTATCAAGATTATCAGTATCTAAATTAGCATAACCATTATCTTCGTTGTTAGCAATAACTTCTCTTACTTCACTTGTAGATAATATACCCGCTTCTACTCTGTTTTTTTCAGCCTCAGAGTTAAATTTCTCTATTTGTGCTAATTCTAATTTATCAGCTTCGTATAATTGCCCAAATTTAATATCTATGTCATGGTCTATTTCAATACCCTCATTTAACATTATCATGTGTAACATTGACATCAATACAGGTTTTGCCATACTTTCTCTGTAATTTTCTACTAAATCATACCAATTGCGGTGACTACTTTCATCATTTGTACTAAACCCACGGGGGGCTATTCCCAATAATTTCGTTGCAGGGACTTGTGTTATTGTACATAAAAACTCAATATATCTACTAAGCAAATCATCAAGTCCGCCCACAGCCATTTGCGTTTGAATAACTTCTTCCTCGTCTTTTGCAAATATAAAAGTTCCAAAGTTATCTCTACCATTAATAAATGATTGTATTCTTGCTTTTGCTTGTGCTGGGTCTGTCAATGCATCAGGTGATAAACCAACTAAGCAAAGATTGTATCTTTTAATTATCTCTTTAATCTCTTCTCTAATTTCTTCTACATCCATTACAGCCTGTAATATTTTTTGTGTTAGAGATATACCATAGAACCAATACACAGGTTTAATAAGGGTGGGTACAGGATTAAATACTACCTTAATCATCCTACTTGAATGAGTTTCTTCGCCCATGACTGTGTACAATTCAGGTTTGTAAAAATCTTTTTCTTTCGGTTTATTAAAATTCACAGCAACGGGACTACACCATTGTGGTTCAATTACAGTAAAATACTCAAGGCTACCTTTTGTTATTGAAGTTGCATCGTATTTTATTTTTTTGCTTTGTTTATTTTCGTCGTTTTTTAGTTTAGTGAATATTTGACAACCACCCAAACTAACCGCTGTTAGTAATGCTTTATGTAAAATTTCTTTAACTTCGTATTCTTTTATTCTGTTATTTAACAACTTAATTAATTCTGTTTTATCTGAACCGTCCTTACTCACCAACTCAAACCCGCCTCGCATTATCTCATCAGCATATACCTTACAAGCGTTGTATATTAGTGGCACCTGTTGATATAATATCAATGCACCCCATCCTGGGAATTGATATTCTTTAGTTAGTTGAGTATCATATACCGTTTGATATAAATTACCGAACATTGCAGGGTTGTTATCCATTGCCATTTCTTGTGATTTTGCTTGTGCTGTTTTTTGTTGGTCAAATGCAGTTATGTATTTATCGTTAAGTTTATATTCTTTTTTTTCTTTATGTATAGTTGCATATTGTTTTTTTGTATCTTCTTGTTTTAATTGAGGTATTTCGTACTCAATCGGAGGTATGAAAGTACTATCTTTGTGTAATTCTTTTAATATTTCTTTTATTTTCTTAAACATTCTTAACTCCAAAAGTTAGGGTTATTATATAATGCTTTTAGCGGTTTTTTTGCTTCACTAATTTGTTTATATAAAGCATACCGCAGTGCATCTATTAAATGATCGTTTGCCTCTATCACATCAGTTGTAATTTGGCTTGTGTTCTTATCAATTTTGTATTTGTAGTTATATAACTCGTATATCATATTTTTACAACTTGGATTAACTATAATTTGTTTGCCTTTTAGATATTCTATTCCCGCATTTCTACTACCAGTTCCTTTTGTAGCACCCTCACAAGTTAGCCCATCGTGATTAAGTTGTGCTATTAGCCCCGGACTTGCACTATCACAGTAAAATCGTTTATTAATAGCCTCAGGCATCTTTTGTTTTATTAATTCAGCATATTTAGTTATTAATAACTTATGTTCGTATATCTCTCTATTAATATAAATTATATCATCATCTAATAAAAACACTTCAATAATTGCTGTTGGGTCTGTACTAAAGCCAAAATCAAGCCCATACAGTGGATATACTTTGTTACTATTATATAAAAAATCTCGCGTATTGTGAATAATATTTAAGTTATCAATTTTAAAATAACCTTTAAATACCACATCCTCAGTCATGCTAATTGGCTTACCTAGGTATATATGCTCGTACTTAGCATAGTCCTTTTGCTTCATGTATTCAATTTCTTCAAGTGCTGTTTGTGATAAAAAAGGATTATCAGGATAGTTCATTTCAATTAATAAAGAATTGGGTTTTTGATTAATAATAAACCGTTGATATGTATCTGATTGTTCTTCTCTTGGGTTAAATGCTATGATTATCTGGCTGTTTTCTTTACGAATGCTCGGTATCAGCACATCCCAGTCAGTTGCTCTTATAGTCTCGGCTTCTTCTACAAAGCAAATGTCAATATTTGATATTGATTTAATTGTATTTATATCTCTTGCTAAACCTTTAAATATAAACTTAGTATTTTTGTTATATTCTTTTTTCCCCACAATCGTATCGTGTTTGACTTCGTAAAATTCAGTTAAATTTTCTTTATATATAATGTTTTTCAATTCTGAGTAAGTACTGTCTTTTATACTTGATTGATACTCACGTGTAATTAATATAGTCCTGTGTGTCTTAATACCCGCCATCAGCAATCGTAAGCAAGTTGTATAAGTCTTAGCACTAGCACGGCCACCGTACAGTACTACATATCGGCAGGGGGTGCTAAACATCGGTATTAATTTTTTAGGTATAG